GTGGCGAATTTATGGTCTTCACCAAAGCAACAAACCTTAGGGCTGTTGTCGGCGATGACAATCTATTCGTGACGGGTTGGTCATGGCTTCTGCCAGTGACCAATCCTCACAATAAGCTGGGGGGTGGTGGTATATACCATATCCCCCAGGGTAACATCTTCAACCATTGTGTGGGAGGGGCAACGGCCCATACCCAACCTTGGGAGAAGAACACGGGTGGTAGGTTCACCACCCGCCAAATTAATATCCTAAGGCCGATACTACTTAGTATGGGCCTAGGACATAGGTCGGTCTCCGTGCTCTTGACGAGAGGGAGACTTCACTTGCAACGTCTAGAAGGTTTTCTAAACGGTGTAGTAGACGCTTTGTGGATAGCTGATGACAGCATATTCATACATCGTAGTAATGACATCCAGATCCTCAAGGAGGTTATCAGGAGGTCCATAAGAGTCGGTACCTACTCTCTCAAGAGACTGGTGGACGACTGGAAGCAGATCCACAACTATCTGTTCCACCGCTATGCGGGGACAGACACAATTGGAGATCTGGAAGTTCCTCATACAGGCAATGTGTTTCTCAGAATGAAAAACATGAGGCTATATAAGAGGATAGAAGATGGGATAGGGAGACCCATTGACCAGAAGCTGGCCCAGGACCTATCCCATATAATATCTTCTCGACAATTTCCCTACATGGGAGAGTTGACCGAGAAGATTTCACAGAAAAAGTTTATGGAGGTATTGACCTCAAACTTTAAACCTGGTAAAACCATAGTGGATGAACTACGGGCATCGGCCCGTAGGATCGGTTCCAAATGTAGATACTTCCGCGCTGGGAAGCCCACTGCGGAAGAAAATATTCATGTCTCGGTTACGTCAACTGGCGAAATCGGCCATGGTATCAGGTCTGGAGGACAGGCAAGAGCCGTCCTCGAGGACTATAGAAGGATCCTCGAGTGTCATCCCATAAGGGACTTCACCGAGGACACTCCTTTCGGGAGAGTACACCACCGTGCCAAGTTGGCAACCTGGATGTACTTATTTAAGACCGAAGATGATATAGAGAACACTCTAATGTCATCGAGGTTTAGTGGCATCAACTTCCTGGAAAAAGTAATTTCAACAGAAGGTGATGAAGATGCTGAGGTTCCCGGACTCGACGAGTATACGGGAAAACAGATGCTGTATGTAGCATATAGATGCTATATAGAAATAAAGGAGTCTCATGCCATACCCTGCAGAGCAGAGGTTGTGCCTGAGATGGGAAACAAGGCACGTTGGGTCACATTAACACCATGGTGGGTTAATGTATTACAAGCGCCATTCTCACACTTCCTGATCGATGCTCTAAAGTATCATCCGGCAGTGTTCTCAAGCTTCCATCGTCAAGATCAAGCCTGGGAAGCAGCAAAGGGGCTCTCTAAGAGAGGCCCCCTAGCCGATAACGAATGGGTATTAAGTAGCGATCTCAAAGATGCTACTAATGCACAAACATGGCCCGTAACGCGAGGACTCATACATGGGTTCCTCGAGGGTTTCGGGGGAGTTGTCTCATGGCAATATATTAATATTGTCATGGACATGATTTCCTCCCGCGTAGTGCAGTTCCCTAATGGGGAAGCTGTGGTGTCGAAGGTAGGAATTATGATGGGCGAGGCCATAGCCAAGCCATCCCTAACGCTCCTCAATCTCTCTATAGAGGAGAGGGCGTTTATAATAACCCACGGACCGTATCGTCTACTCAATAGTACACGGCACGATCCGAACGGTAGGAGGTACATCCATATCGGTGGCGATGATCACATCGCCGTCGGGAAGAGAGAGTACCTAGAGGAGATTACTGCGGGCCATATGGCCGCAGGGTCTCATATATCGCCAGGACAGCACGGCTATAGCCGGCGCTTGGTCAAATATACCGAAAGACTTCTCAACCTCGAGAATCTCAGGTACAGATCAATTATCCACGAAGACCACAACAAGTCAATAGTTATTGACTCTATTAAGGTGAGACTAATGGAGAGAGGTTCAACCTCTCTCCACGTCCGCGAGGATAAGAATACAGCCATCGGAAAGAGTATCTCTTTCGGAGGGTGTTTAAGATGGCTCCCGAAGGACCAAAAGTTTTGGCCTCAATGGAAGCTCATATCTATAAGGCTACTATTCATAAATAGAATGGGAGCCTTTCTTCCCTCGATGTATAAGCATCCAGGGTTATCCTCCCATATCCTATTACCTAAACAGGTAGGAGGATTGGAATTATATCTTGAAGGAGAGCTATTATTTGCGGTGCAAAGAGCACCTCTCCTCACAAGGTTATTAATTTCCTGTATTTCGCGTGACATAGATGTGTCAGACGAAATGAGGAAGATGAAAAGGCTAAACACTAACCCCGCAACTAGGGGAGTGGTAGCCATAAAAGAACTCCAGACGAGATTATCTAATGAGATAAGCTCTAATCCGGGTCGTTA